CCCTTCTCTATTCAGGTGCCATATAAAGGCCCAGGGTCTGTAAGAGCCAGGGCGCGTATGATATCCTCAGCCTGTGTAGAAGGCAGATTCATGGTGCATGAAGGGTGCGGCAATCTCATCTCTACGCTAAGACACTGGAGGGGAGAAACAGCAGGAGATCTGAAGCATGCCTTTGACGCGGTGGGATATATCGCGGAATGCTATCTCACAGAGTCTCTTGAAGGCAGCACCTTCCTCATCATCTAGGAGCAGACATGGCAGAGAAGAAAACACAGAAGAAGCCAGCCAAGAAGGGTGACATCAAGATCATCATTGGTGCCAAGGGCAAGCCCAAAGCAGAGCAAGGGGTGCAGGTCTGGAGCCTCAAAGGAGAGGAGCAGACGAAGGAAGGGGATCGCCAGTCTGTTGCATATCTGACCAGTCAGCAGCTCTTTGAGTTAGGCTGGATCCGGCGGAAACACTAAGATGCCAACGATCCCAGTGAGCATACTGCCAGCAGAAGAGGCAGACCAGCAGAGGTGGAAAGAGCAGGGTCTGCGCATCCGGCTCCTGAATGGCAAGCACATCAATGACGTGAGAGATGAGATTGAGGATATGTTTGCCCTTGAGATAGCTGCAGATATGTCAGTCAATCCAGACCTCAGCAGAAACCCATTCAAGCTGATCTATCAGCAGCTCAATGTGGCTTACATCGAGCCACCAGATGTGAGGGTGCCTGAGGCAGATGACGCAGACCTGAGCACCATCATCACACCAAGGCTGTGGGCACAGCAGCAAGGCACTAGCCTCTATTGCTTGAGCCTCAATGAGGTGCTGGTCAGGGTGGACTGGAAGCACTGGGCTGATGCTAAAGAGGCCAGCTATCGTCTTGTGATGCCTGACACTGTAGTGTGCAAAGCGCTGCCCAATCAGCCTGATGAACCAGGGATGGTCAGTGAGTTGAGGTACAGGGATCAGGCATGGACCTGGGAAACTTGGGATATCAGAGATCCGAAAGAGCCAGTCTTCATGATCGAAGAGATTGATGACAATGGTGACAGGGTGGATGCTACGGCCAAATATGCACCAGAGCTGGCTGGCTCCTATCCCTACCGCAACAGCGCTGGTGATCCCATACTGCCCTATGTCATGTATCACAAGCAGGTGGGCAGCAAGCTATGGTCATGGACCAAAGGCACAGAGCTGAGCAGGGGCGCACTAAGGCTGGCCGGGCTGTGGACAATGTGGTCAGATGGCTATCTTAATTCAAGTCACCCTCAGAGATACGCCATAGATATTGACACACAAGCTGGAAACACCCGCACCATTGCAGGCCGCCCAGTGGATGTGGTGGCGGTAGACCGAAAGTCAATCATCAAGTTTCACAGCAAGGGGCCAGGCGGTGGAAGCCTTGGCCAGTTTCAGGCAGCCATGGATCCAGTGGCTGGTGCTGAATCATTGAGAATCTATGAACAGGGCTTGGCTGTGTATGCTGGGCTCAATCCCAGTGACTTGCAGATCACCCAAGCTCAGAGCGGATATGCCATAGTGGTGAGCAGAGAAGGACAAAGGCGGGCACAGAAGCTGGTGGAGCCAGCACTAAGAATGGCCGATCAGAAGCTGCTTGCAACAGCTGCCGCACTGTCAAACCTATATGCTGGCACTGATCTGCCTGAGGATCCAAGAGCATACTCCATCCACTATCGAGCCTTAAAGCCATCCATGCAAGAAAGGAAGGCACAGGCAGAGGTGCTCAAGACAGAGGCTGACATGGGGATCGCCTCACAGATAGATGTGATCAGAGGTCTGCATCCTGAGATTGAGTCTGATGAGCAGGCCCTTGAGCGCTTGCTAAGGGTCAAGGAGATCCAGAAGGATCTAGCCTTGCTCGATCAACCGATGGCACCAGATGCACCAGAGCCTGGGCTACAAGCAGACGCACCAGAGCCTGAGGCAGTAGAAGAGGCTGCACAGCTTGCTGAGCCTGAGGCTGAGAATGTGCAGCTCACAGCGCTCAATGGTGCTCAGGTGCAAGCCGCCCAGGGCATCGTGCAAGCAGTGGCAGAAGGCCAGCTGCCGAGAGCATCAGGAGTGCAGATGCTGTCTGCCTTCTTCAATCTGCCCATGGCATCTGCTGAGCAGATCATGGGAGAGGTCGGGCGCGGCTTTTCAGCAGTAACGGAACAACCACCACAACCTGAGGAGGGATAAAGTGGCAGAAGAGAACACATCACCAGCAATGACACCAGCACCAGCACAGCAGATGCTGCCAACCAATGGAGTGGGAGAGGCTGAGAAGCTTGTGCCATCGTTTAGGCTTGAGCAAGAGTCTGTGAGAGCCAGAGAGGCTGAGGCCACCAGGGATGAAGCACTCAAGACACTGCAAGGGGTGCAGGAGGAGTATGAGCGCTTGAAGTCGAAGTATCAGACAAGCTCAGAGAATCATGAGATCAACGTGCACCTGATGCAGCAAGGCATCACCCATGACAGCCTGCAGCGCTTCTTTGGCAATGAGTGGAGAGCCTCTCAGAGAGAGGTCGCTGCTGACAAGCGCGTGCCATTCTCAGAGTGGCTAACAGCCAATGCTGAAGATCCACTCTATGAAGTGCACCTCAAGAGAGCAGCTGCTGCAGGGCCTCAGCCTACTGAACAAGCTGCACCACCTGTGCCAGATGTAGCAGATGACAATCTGCTCAAAGCTCTTAGGGCTGTGCTGACTGGAAACCCTGACTCAGGGACAGGCCAGCCAGCAGAAAACAATGAGCAGGAGTGGACAGCAGAGGCCATCAGAAAAGTCAGGGCAAAGAACGGTGGCACACTTGGAGATCAGAAGGATGCGATCCTTGCTCAATGGCGTGCCAAGAAGATCATCAAGTAGGGACTTGACAGGTCAGAGGCCTGTACGGTAGAGAGAAGAAGGGACCGCACCCACGCGACCGGATGCGATAGTTTTGTAGTAAGTCGGGCCCATTCAAACATTCAGACAAAAACCAAACCTATGTTTTGAGGTGACCCATGGCCGTTACCGGCGCAACTACCCAAGCAAACCTTGTCACCAATGGTGGTGCTGTTGCTGAGGTGCTTTCTTCTCTTGTCCTTGAGCAGCTTTATGATCCTACGGATCTCCGCGCTCTTTGTCTCCGCGTACCCTTTGACGGTGTAGGCTCAGCCACCACCAATGTCACACAAGACATGGTGCCTGGTGCCTTTGCAGCTCCTGGTGAAAACACCACCACAGCTGCCACTGCATATGCCACCAGCCACTTTGATATCACTGTTGAGCGCTACAGCCGCGCGTATGCACTGACGGATCTTATTCCTGTCTCAGGTGATGCAATCGATCTTGATCGAGTGGTGCAGAATCTGATCAACGGCGTGAGTCTGACTTTCACTGATATCATCTGCGACTTCTTCCACACTCCTGGCTTTGCCAACACTGTGGGCACAGCTGGTGTCAACCTGTCAGTGGATGACATCTATGACGCCATCTTTCAGCTCACCAGCAGCTTGAATGCACCTCCATATGCAGCCGTCCTCCATCCGATCCAGTTCAATGACTTCCTAAGCTCTTTGCGCTCAGAGACTGGAGCGGCTCAGTTTGCTCCTGCAACCATTGAGATGCTGGGTCAGAAGGGTGTTGGCTACAAGGGCAGCTGGATGAACACTGACTTCTACGTCAGTGATTCTGTGGACGCAACCCCATCTGGAAGCTACACCGGCGCAATGATGGCTCAAGGTGCTTTGGCTTATGCCATGGCTCCTGTGTCGCGCATGATCGGCCACATCCCTGCTGGCAACATCATCCTTGATGCTGGCGACGTTGTGGTAGAGCTTGATCGCACTGCATCCGATGGTGTCACTGCAGCATATGCCCATATGTTTATGGGTGTGGCAGAGGCAGAAGACGCACGCGGTGTGCGCATTGTTTCTGACGCTTAGCCAGACAAACCCTGAAGCTGGCAGCCTCTATGACTCCAGGGGCTGCCAGCCTCATCCCTAAGGAGGGACAAACAGTGAAAGAGACTCTACACCTCACAAAGCCCCAGCAGGAGAAGATCCAGACCAGGGCTGATGATGGCCTGCCCATCACCCACAAGCACAAGCAGACCTTCAGGTTTATCTATATCCACTACCCAAAGCGCTGGATCTATGACTTGCAGAGAGGCTTTCTTCCAGACATCACCAAGATTATTGGCAGGCCTGGTCTGTGCAATGTGCGGCGCGATGGCAACATGAGCATGGCACTGGCTCAAGTGAGAGAGAAAGGCGGCACTATTCTGGATCCTAAGGATGAGCGCCTTGGCCCGTACATGGACTATGTGCACTTCTACCCCATCAGAGGTGGTGGCAAATATTATGTTGACTTCAACAAAGCAGCCACAGTGCTGCCCAATGATGAGATCATCTGGAACAAGTCAGAGCTGAGAGACAGCTGGTATGACTTTCTGTTGCACGTTCGTGGCACCAGCCTGGTCAGGCCCATGATCCGTGAGATGTACTTAGCGATTCGAGAGAAAGAGCAAGACAAGCTCAATGGGCTCCTGAGCCGCTTTGATCGCAACCCTCACCTCAAGAAAAGGATTGAGCTGGCTGAGGCAAGGCTTGCAGGCATGGACAAACACTGGCAGGAATACAGCAAAGCATTCAGCCCCAAAACCACTGCAAAGCCCAGAACACCTGGGAAGAAGGTTGAGAAGAACCATGAGCGGTGAGAAGCAGGGGACAAGAGATCGCATCGATGCGATGGTGAAGCAGATGGTGGATAATGGCACCTCGGCAGAGTATGCCAAGAAAAGAGCTATCCACGCTGCAAAGAAAGCAGAGAAGAGAAACACTAAATAGCTGTAATCACAGCAAAAAAAAAGGATTGAAATATCATGGCTTATGATGGGAAGAATCCATTCCGCGTCCTACGGCAAACCTGGAACCCTGGCGGATATGCCAAGGAGACGCTTGCAGGAAATAGAACCCTGACCCACAGTGACGCCCAGATGATTAGTTTGGATTGTGGCGGTGGCGGTCGCGACGTGATCCTGCCTGCTCCCCGTGAAGGAGCATGGTTTTGGGTTTTCAATCGGTCTGACGCAGCTGAGAATCTTTCTGTCAAACAGGCCGATGGCACCACTGCCCTGGCAACCATCAATCAGAATGAGAGCGGCATTTTCTTCTGTGATGCAGACGCTGCAGATGATGCAAATGATGGCTGGGATCTGATGGGACTTATCACCATCGCAATGGGCTAATAGGAGGGGAAGGCTATGTCTTCAACGCTTTACAC